ATGTTTTTTAATAAAGAAACCTTAATTAGTGTTATCATAGGAATTGTTTTATTTACTTCTATTGGTTTTCTACGTGATAAGTTCCATAAAAAGGCACGCATGGAAATTGACCCCCAAGTTCTCTCTCTTCAAGAAGTCATGTCTATTATGGCAAAACAACCTACAGTCAAATGCTCTTCTGTAGTTAGTACAGTACAAAAACACATAAAACCTATTGAAATGTATACTGATGATATCACTAGATATGGTCTGGGATTAGTTTCTGGTCATTGTATCATTATACCTGCCCATTACTTTAGTGACCCGAAAATAACTGTAACAGTGTATTCCGATGCCTCCATGAACCAAATGATGTGGGATAAAACAGAAGTTAATTTAGTGTATCACAATAAGGAAGAGGACATAGTAATATATATGTCTTCCAAGTACATAGCATCCCCTTTTAAGAATATATCTCATCTTTTTTCTTTAGAAGGTGTCGCCTCAATGCTTGTCAGTCCTTCCAATGTTGTGGACATAAATCCTATTAAACTACCGTCTAGAGATTATTCCTATTCGTATGTGAATGAGCGAACGAAAACCACTAACATCGTTAAAGTTGACAAAGAGAACTCCATCTCCTATCAGTTAGGAGGTGAGGGAATGTGTGGAACTTTAATTTGTGATAGTGTTAAAGGTATCCGAGGCATGCACGTTGCCGGTTCTGGAACATCTCTCGGAGTGGCGTGTATATGGTCGACGAAAACTATTGAAGCCATTACAAACATTCTGAAACAAGACGTAGACTTTATATTGGACATTGAAGTAAAACCTCGGGAGATCGGTGATACTGTTATTAGTGGATGTGTGTTAGAAAATACAATCAGTACCAATGTTGTGACGAAAACAAATCTTATTCCTAGTCCTCTCTACGGACACATACCCAACTACAAGTATCCTCCTCATTTTAAAGCATTTGGTTCCGACACAATAAAAGTTATAGGAAGAAAATCTATGGCCCCAGTGAAGTATATTGATTCTCGAGATTTAAAATTTGCGGAGGACTGGCTTCGAGCTAGTATAGAACCTTTTGGTGATATAACAATGAAAGAGGTTATTAAAGGAAATGAGAGTCTATCCGGGCTGAATAAGAAATCATCAAATGGAATAAGTTTTGTTGGAGGTAAAGACAACTACATCAATTTTGAAAATGGAGAGCTCACAGACTTAGGTCAGAAAGAGTTTGACCGCATTACCTATGACATTACTAACGGGAATTGTGTAGTGAAAGATAATATCTG